TACCAATGATGCGGTCTATCACTGGGTGCGAACAAGAAGTGCAAAATATAAAACCGTTGTAATTATGGCTGGAAAAGGTTCATCAGCACAAACTGACCCTGAAATTTATGTGACACCAAGCAATAAATCAATTGACCATAAAAACCCTAAAAAAGCGACCAAAGCCGATAGATATGGCGTTAAAGTTTATTTGGTCGGCACCAATAAAGGAAAAACATATATATCCAACCATTTAATGCTGGAAACAACAAGCAAAGGACGATTTCATTTTTATAAAGGGGTTAGGCAGGATTATTGTGATCAAGTTACCTCAGAAGTCAAAGCCCCACACAAAAGCATTAGACATGGCAAAGTCTGGCAAAAAAAATCAGGAAGAAGAAATGAAGCTTTCGATGCCGAAGATTACGCACTTCATGCCGCTCGTGCCATTAGAGTACATTTATTAAGTAAAAAACAATGGAATAATATAGAAAACGATTTATCTCAAGCGGATATGTTTAATGCCCCTTTGCTCCCTGAGCCAGAAGAGGCAAAAAAAGAACCCTCAGAAACAAAACGTAATTTATTTGAAAGGCTTAATGGTTAATGACTGATTGTGTAATACGACTCGCTCAAGCTAAAGATGCACTTCATGCCACTTTGACAGGCGTGAAAACAAAATCAATATCAGACGATGGCATGAGCCAAGATTTTGTTGATTTATCCACCAGTGAATTAAAAACCTATATTAACCAACTTGAAGAAGAATGTGGTAATGGAACAGGCAGAAAAAGAGGCTCTGTAAGATTTTATGGATAATATAAAAATACTAGATCAGCATGGTCGCCCCATGATGAGTAATGCTTATCGAGGAGCAAGAACAGGTCGTGAATTAGGCACTTGGAATCCACCTTTACGATCTGCTGATGCTGATTTACTCCCTGCTATTAACAAATTAATGGCACGGTCTAATGACCTAAGCCGTAATTACGCCCAAATTTCAGGGGCTATACAAATACAATTAGATAACATAGTAGGATCAGGATTGCGGTTATCTGCTAAACCTGACTACAAATTGTTAAATAAAAGTGCTGACTGGGCGGCTGAATGGTCACGAGATACAGAACAAAAATTTAGAAATTGGGCTGATAATCCTGCTTGTTACATTGACGCATCGAGGAGGCTCACTTTTGGTGGAATGATTGGGCTTGGATACCGACATTTTTTAACATCAGGTGAGATACTCGCTTCATCAGAATGGATCAACAACCCAAACTCAAATATTTCTACAGCTATACAAATGATTGACCCAGCAAGATTGTCAAATCCTTATGAAAAAATGGATAACACACATTTAAAAAAGGGGGTTTATCTTAATAATTACACTGCCCCCATTGGCTACAGCATCAGAGAGGCAATGGAAAGCGATGCTATTTACGGCACTGGCTCATATAAATGGAAAAAAGTACAAAAACAAACTGCATGGGGACGCGCTCAAATAATCCATATTTTTGAGCAAGAAAGGGCAGGTCAAACAAGGGGTAAATCAGGTTTAGCCTCTGTTATTGCAAAAAGTAAAATGCTGGAACGTTTTCAAGATGCATCCTTAGAATCCGCTATTATTAACAGCATGTTTTCAGCAACTATTAAAACAGATTTTAACTATTCTCAAGTGGCAGAAATTTTAGGCAGTCAATCAGACGCTTTTGAATTGTCAGATAAAATACTGGCTCAAAAAGCGGATTTTTATAGTGATAAATTGTCCCTCGATGGCGGTGCAAGAGTTACACATCTTTTACCAAATGAAGAACTAGATTTAAAATCACCACAAAACCCTGGACCCAACTTTGCAGAGTTTGAAAAATCGACCTTAAAAAATTTAGCGGCTGGATTAAATATCACTTATGAACAACTCGCACGAGATTATTCAGACACCAATTACTCAGGTGCTAGAGCTGGATTAATGGAGAGTTGGAAATTCTTCACAACAAAACGCCACTTGATAGCAGGACGTTTTGCAACAGAAATTTATTTGTTATGGTTAGAAGAAGCGATCAGTAGCGGTTTAGTTGACCACCCTTACGGCTCAAGTACAAAAACATTAGGCAAAGAAAAGTGGGCGGTCGGTCGTTGCCAATGGATAGGCCCAGGTAAAGGACATATTGATCCACTCAAAGAATCCCGTGCCGACCAACTAGAAATGCAAATGGGTACAAAAACCTTAGAAAATGCCTGTGCCGAACGAGGGCAAGACTGGGAGGAAGTCATGGAACAGCAAGAACGGGAAGAATTAAGAAAGCTGGAAGTGACCGCAAGGCGAAATCAAAGAATAAAAGAATTAGGTTTAGAAAACGACACATTAGAATCACAAGCCGCTTAAAGCGGTTTTTTTATGAGTAACACTATGAAAAATTTTCCACAAATAGCCTCAAGAATATTTAATCGACCATTATTACTAGATTCTTCGTATGCCCGTCTGTTTTTCGGTGCTTTGTCTGATCGCATGAATATAGAGACATTAATTACTATTTCTGGACAAAAAATGTCCAAAAAAGATTTAAAAGTGATGGCTCAAGGCTATTCAAAAAAACAAAATCGACCATATCGGGTCGTTAATAATATCGCTATTATCCCAATTATTGGCACATTAACCCATAAATTAGGATCGTTAACCCCTTACAGTGGTATGACGGGATATGACGGCATTAGAGTCAATTTAGATATAGCCATTAATGATTCAGACGTGAAAGGTATTTTACTAGATATTGATTCGCCTGGTGGCGAAGTGTCGGGCTGTTTTGATTGTGCAGATTATATTTACGCACAACGTGATACAAAACCTATCTGGTCAATTGCCAATGAATTAACAGCCAGTGCCGCATACGCAATTGCCAGTGCATCCTCAAAAATAATCACCCCAAGAACGGGGGAGCTTGGATCAATCGGTGTATTAACCGCCCATGTCGATCAATCAAAAATGTTAAAAAAACAAGGGGTGAAAGTCACCCTTATTTATTCAGGTGCTTATAAAGTGGATGGCAACCCTTACGAAAAATTAAAAAAATCCACTCAAGAAAAACGTCAATCAGAAATTAATAACATCCGTCAACTATTTGTTCAAATAGTCGCAAGAAATAGAGGAGTTGAAGAGCAGCATATTTATGACACTGAGGCTCAAGTTTATCTAGGTCAAGAAGCCGTCTCAGCAAAGTTAGCAGATAAAGTTATGTCTTTTGATCAAACATTAATAGAGTTTGATCAATATCTGTCCACCAATATTGGACAATTAAAAACAGGAGCCAAAAAAATGGCAAAAGTACAAAAATCACCCACTGAAGCTGGTTCTAATTTAATGGATTCAAAGGGGGCATTAAAAAAAATCAAAACAAAGTTTTTTAAAAAGGGGGCAAAAGAAGAACGTTCACGCATTGCTAGCATACTACAAAGTGAGCAAGCGGTTGATCGCATGGATAAAGCCCATCAATTAGCTTTAGGTACAAGTTTAAGCTCTAAAGATGCGATCACTGTTTTAGCTCAAACAGAAAAAACAAGCATTTCACCGTTGCATGACGCAATGGCCAATACACTACAGCCAAAAATAGGGGCTGATCACTCAAATGATGAAAACCTTATCAATGATTCTGACACTATGATGTCAGCCTTCAATTTAGCGAAAGGTAAAAAATAATGACCGAAGAAAATTTAGCATCAAATGACTCTGAAATTTTTGACAACGATTCTTTTTTATTGGGTGGTGGCTTAACTCAATCAGGTCTTTTAACCTTAGGTGAAAATTTAATTGCAAACTCTTTACTTGGACGTGTTGCAACGTCTGGTAATCTAGTAGAACTGGATTTAGGTGCGACTGACGGTTCTGAGAAAGTGGTTGGGATTTTAATTTACCCAATTGATGCGACCGTAGCGAATAAAAATTGTCAATATTATTATTCAGGTGAATTTAATAAATCATTAGTTAATTGGCCTGCCTCAGTTGATACCGATGCAGAAAAAGAAGCGGTTTTTGATGGTTCACCCATCGTTTTAAAAACCCCTGAATAAATAAATTAAAATTTTAATGAATAGGATTTAAAATGGATATCTCACTTAAAGATACAGCTACACTTTTAGGCGTTAAAAGACGCTTACCAATATTTCAACCTTTTTTATTGATGATGTTTTTTCCAATTGAAAAAGTCTTTGGGACAAAATATATTGATTTTGATGAAATTGACGAACGATTAAAGTTAGCCCCATTTGTTGCTCCAAAGGTTCAAGGGCAAATCATGCGTAAAGAAGGCATGGTTACAAAACGTTTTAGTCCAGCTTACGTAAAACCAAAGCATGATGTAGATTTAGAGCAAACCATAGAGAGACAAGCTGGTGAATCTTATGGTGGCTCATTGTCACCAGCGGAACGGCGTGATGCTATTATTGTCGATAATTTGAAGCGCGAAGATGCGTCCATTAAATATCGTATGGAATGGATGGCTACTCAAGTGCTATTGAAAGGCATGGTAACAGTCAGTGGTAAAGATTACCCAACTCAGATTGTAGATTTTGAGCGTGATGCAAGTTTAACAGAAATTAAAGTGGGTGAAGCAACATGGGATCCCGTCGCTAATGCAGATACTGCCGACCCTTTGCAAGATCTGGAAGATATGGCCACATTGACGGACTCACCTGTTACTGACGTAATCATGGACAGATTAGCGTTTAATGATTTCCAGAAATTTCCAGCGGTACGTGAATTGTTGAATAATCAACTCAATCAAGGCATTGTTTCTGATATTGATTTAGGGCCTTCTAATGGTGAGCAAGTCCAGCTAAAAGGTAATGTTAATAATTTTAGAATTTGGGTTTATACAGGTTATTATCATGATGATGATGACAATAAAGTGTTTTTTATCCCTGATTATACTGTGATACTTGGATCGCAAGCAATTGAAGGTGTCCAAGCGTATGGTGCAATAATGAGTGCATCCTCTGGTATGGTTGAGTCTAGCCAATTCCCGCGGGATTGGATTGATCCAAACACGGATCAAGAATATACAGAAACACAAAGTGCGCCACTCACTATACCAAAATTTCAAAATTCTAGTGCGTGTCTCACTGTAAGATAATAAGCTACCTAAATAAAATTAATGATTTATTTAGGTAGTTAATAAAAAATAAAGGAAAAATAATGGCAACTCCCTCTATAAAAATGACTGTATTAATTGGCACAATTAGTGATGGCAATAAAAAATACAAAAAAAGTGAAACGTTCCTGGCTGATAAAACCTCTTGTGATCGACTGATAGAATTAGGTCGTGCTGAGCGGTTAATAAAAATTGATTCAAAACCAAATGTTGAACCATATATTGAACCAAATATTGAACCAAACATTGAACCAAGCGTTGAATAAATAATGAAAATTATTACTCCAACTAACAAGTCCACACTTACTGATTCAAGTGTGGACTTTTATGTTGATTTTCCTAATGCCGTGGGTGATATAAAAGTAAGTTGCAGGCAATACAATAAAAGTCCTAGCCTAATATTTAACAAAATTAATCATGGTAGCTTTACTGTGCCTGTTTCCCAGAATTTTTCTTTTGAGGTGGATTATGTTTATCATGGCAATGGTGATTACTTGTCTCTGCACGGTAATGATTCTTTGCCGAACAGAATTTATATAGGTTTATTTGCAAGTGATAGATGTTTTATTTCTGCTATAGGGATTTATTGGAAAAAAACAAGTACTGCCAAAGTTGTGATCGGACAAAGATTGAAACAAAAAGTTGAATATAGCGATGGAGAAATGCGAATTTATAAAAATGGTATCTTGGTAGATAGTATGAGCGGTGTTTCTCCTTCGGTAGTTCCTGTAGATATGGCATTAGGTGGGGCGGTACAACCTAGCGGAGTTGTATTTCGTGGGAAATCTACAATTTTTAGCATGCAATACATTGATAATGACGATCCTGCTAACAGCATCACTTATATATTAGATAGCGGAAATATAGACAGAGAAGCCAGTGAAGAGTATCCAGATAATACAACAAAAGATTTAATTTATACAAATGTAATAAAAAGCGACTGGGCTTATCCCTCACAGTAACAAATTATTAATCGCGTATGTTCACATCATAGGTTCATATTTTATAGTGGCGGGCGATTTAGCAAAATAAACTGAGAATAATATGTCAAAATGTTTTTTTAATGAATTTCTAATACAAAACGGTGAGAGTTTTGTGTTAGAAAATATACCTTCTAATAGTAATGATATTGCAGTATCTTTTGAGTATATGGATATTAATAACGACATTATTATAGTAGACAATCTTTATTCGTCAACAGATTTTAACAGTAAAAATAAATGTCTTTATCGCAACGGTAAGTCAAAATCAGGCACATTAAAGCAAGGTCAAAATTTAAAAAAATTTTCTGTCATTGGCAGAATAAAAGAAAGTGGTTTGTTAGTTGAATGTAATGATTTATCTGCAATGGACGGATCAGAGGTCCCTATAGGTATTTTGATGTACCCAGTGAACGCCACTGCGTCAGATTCAAATTGTCAATTTTATTACTCAGGAGAGTTTAACTCTAGGAGTATCAATTGGCCACCTTGTTTTTATAAAAATAATGAAAAACGATCACGCTTTAATGGCTCACCCATTATTATAAAGTCCATTATTTAATGGTGTTTAAAAATGATCGAATCAACTTAGCAGAAACCTCGTTTAATTTGCTGGGTGATGGCTTGGCTGTTTATACACCTAAAAAAACAGGTGTGCCAATAATTGATGTCCAAGTCATTATAAAACGAGATTTTGAAATAAACCCCGGGGCATTAATGACAGGAATCTCAGAAAAAACAACCATGATAGAACTCCTTTATTCTCAAGTCCCTGATCCCAGATCAGGGGATAAAATTGAAATAAACAATGAAGTTTTTTATGTTGATTCAGAGATTAAAAATAATAATATAAAAGTGGGGGTATCCGTCATCAATGGATAGCATCAGAGAGCAAGTAATAAAACAATTACTCCTTAAATTGCAAACAATCACAATTGCGAACGGCTACCATTTTGATTATGGTGACAATGCTAATCGATCTATTTTGCGATACGACGAAGAAGAAGTGCCAGCGATCACTCTGTGGAGTGGCTCAGAATCCACAGAAGAAGCCTATGGATATTTAACACGCACAATGAATTGTGAAATTGATGTCTTTGTATTGCAACAATGGAATGTCATTGATGATGTGATAGTGAATCAAATAATAGCCGATATACAGCTCTGTATTAGTATTAACACCCCAAGTTTTAATGATTTAATTACCAATATTTTAGAGCTAAACAGCGATCCCATTTTACCAGAAAATGGGAGCAAATTAATTGCAGCAAAATTAAGCTACTCAATAAATTATCAAACCAAAAATAACCCTTACAAACAATAACAGGATAACACTATGCCAGATAACAGATTATTAAAATGTGAAGCGGATCAGTTTTATTTTGAGCCTACAGTATTAACTGATTTAGGCGATCATTTGACATACCAGAGTCAAGCGGATCGATTTAGTGCAGTGTCAGGAAAAGAGCCAAAAACATACCCTGACGGGTTTGCTACAGGCACTAACCCTATTATTGCCGTCAGCAAATCAAATGATGCAATTGATATTCCAGCTCAATCTTATTACTTGGCGGGGGTAAAATTAGCCATAGGTACCACGTTGGATAAGGTTGTATCACGCCCTGCAACCGATGTTGCTTCTATTTCCGCTTTAACTGTGGATGGTAGCGGCTCCTTTGTGTTTATTAAAGGAGACGACGGTACCGATCTTAATTTTAGTGCTGTTCGTGGCGCGCCAGGGGGACCCCCATTTATTCCGCTGGGCAGCATCGAACGATCACATATAAAATTAACCTCTGCAACCAGTCAACCAATCCGGGAAAGTGAAGTTGTCAGCATTTTAGGGGTGAGCATCGAACGTTTTGATAAGCCACTATATTCTTTTTCATGGGGTGATGGGCGGGTTGTGTTCAAATATCCATTACCCGCAATTCATGAGGGTTCAAAAACAAAATCAATCACAATACAATGTTATGAGCCTATTTTTGTAGAATTGGATAATGCAGCAGATTTTGTTCCTTCCGAAAATTCAATTTCAGTGAGTTCTAAAGAGTATTACAGTAGCGTAGTCAATAATGTAAAAGTATCGTTAAGTCAGGGCGGTTTTAGTTTGTTATTAGAAAATGGTATAACTGATCCAATTTTTGAATTGAAAGGTGAAAAAATATGGCTTTTGTTTTATAACGACAAGTACAAACCAGAACACATTTACGATCACGGTGTACTGGGCATCAAAACCACTTTTACGCCAAGCGAAAACCCCACAGCTCAATGCTCTATCGCATCTACAATAGAAGCACAACGAAAGGCAGAATAATCATGTTTGATAATCGTGGGTTTATGACCCAAAAATTTGAGCCACGCACTAAAATCATCCCTGTTCCAGACCTTAAACACTGGTTTAAAGAGGATGGAAAGCCAGAATTTAAGATCAGGAATCTCACAGGTAATGAGTTTATAAAAACAGCTTTTGTGGTCGAAGAAGCAAAAAGTGAACTCAAGAAGGCGTTTTTAGAGGCTTTGAATAGCGAAAACATCGCGGATAAAGTGGACTCAATTAAAGATTTAATCGGTGTCAGTGATAGCAATCACCCCGAACTGATCAAACGCCTTGAAATGTTTGTTTATGGCTCAGTCTCTCCCAAAGTGGATATGCCTTTTGCGGTCAAATTTGCCACTAATTTTCCTTCTGAATTTTCAATGATTACCTCTGAAATTGTCACTTTAACCAGTGGCGGCGCAACAATGGTAAAGCCCAAGCCCTCTGGGATTACGACCAAACAATAAGCGTAAGCATGGCGATCTGTGAGGCTCGAGGTTTATCCTTTAATCAAGAGCGTCCAGATGTAATTCCTGAGGGCTATCAAACAAAAATGGAGCTGCTTTTATTAAGTATTTATTTGAGCAAAAAAGAGAAAGGTAATGGCTGATCTGCAAAAAACAATAGAAATTCTTTTTGGCGGTACGGATAATTTATCACCCATCACCAGAAATATGACCAGAACGATAGGTGATTTTGACAGCTCTCTACAAAGCTCAGTATCAGTCGTTAATGGTTATACAAGTACTATTATTAAAACAGAAATGGCTGTTTTGGCTTTGGGCGTTACTATGACGGCAGTAGCGATCAACGAGGCTGGAAATTTCCACGAGTCCATTGAAGAAATCGGGACGCTATTTAATGGAACCGTTGAAGAAACAAAACAATTAGAAAATGCAATCCTTGATTTTTCAAAAACTTCTGGGGCATCGATTGAAGATATTAATAACGCAACTTACATTGCAATTTCAACGGGGGCAGAGTGGGCGAGTGTCACCGAAACATTAGCTGCCGCCGAAGTGTTAGCGACAGCAGGGCGTATTGACTTAGCGGATGCCACCGCTGTTTTGCAACGATCAATGAATGCTTACGGATTTGAAGCCAGCAAAGCCACAGAAGTATCAGAAGCTTTGTTTACGACCGTCCAAAATGGCGACATAACAATGGCATTGTTATCAGAAAACCTCGGTAAAGTGGCAACGGATGCTAAGGCGGCAGGCGTTCCTTTTGATGATTTGCTCGCTTCTGTTTCTGCAATGACAATCGCAGGAAAAGATACCTCATCTTCAATGACTGGCTTAAAAAGTCTATTCAAGGAATTAGCAAGCCCTAGCACTGAGTTATCTACGGCGATGGGTGGTATGACTCTTGAGACAAACACACTACAAGAGATGATGATAAAGCTCAAGGAGTCCACAGGCGGAAGTAAACAAGCGTTTGATGAGTTGTTTCCTAACGTTAATGCTTCAACTGCTGCTTTAGTTTTAGCCAATGATACTGCAGGTAGTTTTGCTAAAACGCTTGATGCAATGGCGAATAAATCGGGATTGTTAGCAGAAGCAAATAAGCGTATGGCAGATGAATACGCCTCTGTAAATCAATATCTAGTTAATAGTATTAGAGCCACATTGATTGATGTGGGTCTGCCGTTACTAGACGATTACACGCAAGGCATGACAGCCTTAACAGGAGTTTTTTCGGGCTTAGATAAAGGTATAAAATCCCCAAATTTTGACATTATTTATAATGCCATAGAATCATTTGTTGATAATTTTTCAGGGAAAATGGATGAGATCGCAGGAGCTTTGCCTGATGCGATGGCACAGATTGATTTTACCGATCTAGTGGGTGCATTTGATGATGTTACCGATACTTTAGGTGACGCATTTGATTCAGTTTTTGGTGCTGGTCTTGATTTAACAAAGCCAGATGATTTAGCGACAGCCTTGCAATCTGGAGTTAATATTTTAAAAACATTTGTAGATTTAACCACAGGTATTATTACGGGATTACAGCCTGTTTTTGCCATTTTGGGTAAAATGGCAACCGAAACAGGCGAGGTCAGTGAAAGTTCGGCGAAAGCAACAGGTGAGGTATTAGGATCAATTGCCTTACTGGGTGAGTTTGGCACAGCTTTAGGTGCCGCACTTATTGTGATGAGAGAAGCAAAAGCTGATGTCACTAATGTTTTTGCAGGTTTATCAGGAACAACCACTGTTATTATCAATGCTGTCCAAGTGTTTTTTGATACATTTGCTTTGCATTTAGTTAATCTAGCAATCAAAGCCAATGAAACTCTCGCATCAATCACGTTCGGAGAAACATCTGCTAATTTTCAATCCGAAGCCGATGAATTAAAGTTGGTAGCAGATGGAATTAACGCAAATCTTGTAAAAAATGCGGGTGAAATGGTAGGTGGTTACAATACTGCCATGTCAGGCTTTGATGGTTCAGCGGCTTTAAAAAATGATGCAGATAAAACAAAAGAAACCGCTGAAAAATTTAAAGGGGATTTAGATAAAGCATCTAAAGATATAACGAGAGAGTGGAATAGCCAAGAATTTAATGCTAATAATGCGATGCAATTGGATGTTATTGATATTGAAAATACAACTAATGGTTTAGCAGAAACAATCGCAGAAGACGCTACAGATATAGAAGACGTTTGGCAAATAGATCCAAACATGACTTCTTCTTTTGAAGAGGAAGCCACAAATATAAATAATGTGGTTGAGGGCATTGATGGGGCTTTATCTAACCAGGTTGAAAATATCGAAGGCACTTGGAATGATTTCGGCGATAATTTAAGCCCTAACATCTTTGATGACGCAGTAAACGGCGTAACAGATAGTTTTGGTGATGCCGATCAAGCGGTAGAAGATTACACTAAAACAATGGTTGACGGTGTTGCAACGTGCAGTAATGTTGATAAAGCTATTGAAAAAACCAGCAAAAAATTAGAAGAAAGTAAAGAATCTACTGAAAAAGCACAAATTGCATTTGCTGGATTAGCGGTTGATATGGAAAAGATCGCGTCTAATGAGCGCATTGTATCAATGGAGTTGAAAGTTGAAATTGATGTTGCAAAAATAGAAGCCGATACTAAAAAAACAGTAGCAGCAATGGAGGCTGTTGCAGAAAGTTATACTGCAACAGAAGGAACTATTTCCTCGATGTGGGAGACATTGTCAGGCGATGGTTTGAATCGTCTCAATGAAATAGACCTTGAAAGACAAATAGATGCTCAAGAAGAGCGAGCACAAGATCAATGGGAAACACAAAAAAAATTAACAGAAGCTCAAATTGAGCAAATGACTGCATCAACGGAACGAATGAATAACGGTGATGCTTTGATTCAAGTAGATGGTGGTGATTTACAACCAGAACTAGAATCTATTATGCAATCATTATTAAAAAGTATCAGAATCACCGCATCCGCTTCTTTTCAAGACTATATTCTTGGTATTCAAGCGCCACCCCAAGAGCCCATATAGGATTAAAATGATAGCAATCTCAACTAAAAAATTTAACCTGAACGGCAATTTTGTTTTTAACGAACACTCGTTATCTTATCGTGATGTAAATCGTAGAGTTACACGCACAAAAATGATTGATAACAGTGTTTATATAGATGATGTCGGATTTTGCGTGGGTGATAATGATATTGTCTGTATGCAATATCAGATAACTTCTAAACAAGCCGACATTTTTAACTCTGTTTTTTCATTGCATTCAAAATATTTGGCGATTACAGATATCGGGGATTATAATGTCAGGCTAAAAAAAATGACAATAAAAAATTCTACCGCTATCATTGTTTTTTTTATTGAGTCAGAATTATAATGATCACTGTTATTTTAACAGGATCCAATGATGGTTTAGACGATTTTATTTTTAAAGTCAGTATGATTTCAGGCACTAGAAAAAGCGGTCAGGAATCACGATTTATTTTTAATTTGCCGTTTGTTAGTGGCTATGTACAGGCGTACAATGATCGCCAAAATGGGGATTTATTGTGCTATGTTGATAGCGTGCTCTTTTTTGAGTGTAACCCTAAAAATTTAAACTATAATATCGGTGCTTTAAATCGCAATCTCACGATCCAAGGCACGAAACAAACCACCAATAACACCCCAAAAACCTATGATTTCACGGGCAGAATAAAAAATATTATCAGGAAAGTTGACGGCAAGCACGTTTTTTCAGTTGTTGGATTTAGTGATATTTTGCCGCTTGATGCGATCATGTTTTACAGCAAAAGTGTGGGCAATAGTTGCTATAATATTTTGAGTTATTCTTTTAGAATTAATTCTCGCGGTTTTAGTTTTGAGTTTTTAGAAGACTCTAAAAAAGATGATTGTTTTCCTGTTTTATGTTTTCCATCTCTTGATAAATCCCCTTCTTTAGATGCTTACCCATGTTTAGGAGTTTAAAATGTCTGACTATATAAAAACAAACTGGACTAATGATGGCGGTGAGCCTGTTAGTGCTTCAAACTTGAATAAAATTGAGGCAGGGATTGCTGAGGGTTTTACACAACTTGAAAAAATAACAGAGGGTGGGAGTGTTGGATGGCGATTAAAAGGAGCTGATCCTAATAATTATGATAGTATAGGCAATCATGCGGTAGATTTATCATTCGCCGAGTTCGATGATGGTTTTGGTGCAGGTGGTGATTTTAGCTTTGCTGTGGGTTTGAATGTTTATTCTGGTCATTACAGTCACGCTGAGGGTGAGTATACAATTGCAACAACGTACAGTCATGCAGAAGGCATAGATACAATTGCTCAACTCTACAGTCACGCTGAGGGTGAGTATACATTCGCTGAAAATTACAGTCACGCAGAAGGTGTAGAAACGAGAGCTAGCAACTATGCGAGTCACGCAGAAGGTGTAGAAACGAGAGCTAGCAACTATGCGAGTCACGCTGAGGGTGATAATACCAGAACAAATAATGACTGTCAGCATGTCGGCGGTAAGTATAATGTCGGACAATTAAATACGTTGTTTGAGATCGGAGGTGGCACTGATCATGATAACAGATTAAATGTTTTTGAAATACATGAAAATGGACTGGTTAAAGCCCCTGAACTTGATCTTGAATTAATCATCGATCCAAAAAGTTTGGTTACAAAAGAAGCTCTTGATACAAAATTGACATCATCAATTGCTAATGAGCCTATCGGCTCAATCGTTGTTCAAAACATCGTACTTATAAGCCAAGCTGATTACGATCAGGCGGTGATTGATTTAACTTTAGCGGTTGGCACTCATTACATAATCACATGATAAAAATATTAATTAATGGAGAGAGGATAGACGCCCAAAGATTTACATTAAAGCTTGCCCCAGTGCTATCAATAAACGTATATTCCGGCCTATTGTCGGTGACTACTAAAGATGGGGCTTTAGGTGATAACATAGAAATATTTAGTAATGATATAAGTGTATTTGTGGGGATTATAACCACCACAACCACAAATAATCTGACTGCTGAATCTAATCTAATTAATTACAATAGACAAGTGATTGAGACTAAACAAGTGATTAATTACAGCCCGACTTATGTTCGTGTGCCTATCAATTTTACTATAAAACCTGATGATAATGTTATCACACCTGTTCATGATCTAATTGTTGCTAATGTCACGCATTATAACCTTTATAGTGATGTGTTTTTTTAAATCAAGCTATTAATGATGATTTAATATCATCATAGGCGGGTACGCCTAAATTAATATCACCTGATTCCGATATTAATTGACCATTAAAAATTATTATTTTTTCGGACGGATAATGATAGCCATACATTTCTGTTTCCTCAGATTCAAGTAATGCAATAAATTGATCACCAATTTTACTGACTTTTAAACCATTTCCACACCATATTGAATAATTTTCCACTTTTCCAAATCCATCATTCCCTCTGCTGTAGAAAGTCCTAGAATTATGCGTATCCATAAAATTTTTGTATAAAAACGGCGATAGTATTTTATCAAAATCCGGCGAAACTGGAATTGTGCCATCCAAATTTAATGCACTTTTTATTTCAGCCATACTCCTACGGTTATCACCAAAAAAACAAGAAGCACCTGAATCCCTACCTGAAATGTCGTGACAATTAGATAGATTCTCGTTGCCATATAAACACCAAAAATCTACACAATCCCAGCTTGGCTCGATATTTCCTGGATTATATATATCTTGATAAAGAGACCCGTTATAATCCCTAACTTTTAAAATTGTTTCAATATTGTTAATTTTTATTATTAATTCAGATTTGATTGATACAGTTATGTCAGTGATCTTGTTAGCGATGATTGGAGGATAATATAATGGGT